ATTTTCATTTTATTTCCCTTCATTTATTATTGTTTCTTTCTGAAATTCCAATGCTTTCTTGCTTTCTAAACAATTATAGCATTCCCAGTCAGACATATCCCATATGGAAATTTCATTTTTACAAATTTTACATATTCCTTTTTTATCTTTCATTTTATTTCTCCTACTCTTATTATTAAAAAAATCTTTCCTCCAAAAAAAAAATTACCCTTTGGTAAATAATATAAAGACCACTTTGCGACAGCTTTTTCGAGATTAAAGCATCGAAAAAAGGTCAAAATATTTGGAATTTTAGGCGCATTAATCCCACTAAAAAACATTGTATTATTTTTTAAATAGCTGTAGATACTATTAAATATCAGTACCTATATTTTGAGCAACTATATTAATTAATACTTGTATTATATTACTTCTTTTGTTTCTTAATTTCTTTATATACTTTCTTTAAATTGTTAAGATGTTCTAGATCTCTAGCATTAACTATTAATCCTTGTTTTTTTACTTTTTTTTGATAAAATGATATAACTTCTTTTATTTTTAATATATCCATTATTACTCCTTTTACATAAACATAAAAAAAGCCTCAATTCATAGCGAAAAAAGGCTTTTTTTTTATTTACTGTTGTTGATCCTAGTTTGCAATAGCACGGCTGTTTCTCGCCAGTTGTCGCGAGATCTTTTTATTTTAAAATAACTCTTAAAAAAGATATTTAACGTCGTATATATACCGACTAGCAAAACAATTAGTATAGCTTCTTTCATTGTGTCCTCACTGTGTTAATTAAAAAACATCCTAAGACGCGCAATAATGCGCGTTTCGTCTTTTGAAGACTCCTCAGTTAGGATTAGATTTGTACCGCCTGACTTACTTTATTTTTGCGCATTCCATGCGCTGGAAAGCACACAACGCTTTTTCTAGATGGAACGGCGCAAAGTTTACACGTTGCGCAATCAATTTTTAGATCCGACCTTGTCGCTGGGCATTGTACAAAAGAAACGCCGTCTTTTTTATACGATGTTTTTTTATCTGTAAAATGTTCAATAGGGACAACAGCCACAACAGGCGCGGCATATTTCTTTTTTAATTCAATAGCGTGTTTTTCGTTGTTTCCGCTAAGATTTACAGTAAATCCATTGTCATTCATATTATTAATAATATTATTATTATTATTAATTTCAGGATTGTAATGTGTATATGTAAATCCGCGTTTGCCCTTGTTAGCCTCAGCTAAATCCTCGCAGGCTTTTTTATCCAATACTTCATTAGATCCATATAAATCACCAGCCTGATTATGTCGCCATAACTGATTTTTAGGTAAGTTTTTTATCTGCTCTAAAAACACTTTGTTAGATGTTCCGCGCGTCTCTTCTGTTACCTTGCGCCAGTGAATAGCCAGTGGTCCGCTTTCAGCATAGCAGCCGCGCGCATTGTTAAATGGACACGAAGCGGGACACGTTGTCGCTGTTGTTGTGCTTACTGGAATTTTGCCTACTTTTTTATTACTTGACTTCAATGTCAAGTGTGTTTGGTATTTTTTCATGATGTCCTCTATGTTAGTTAATTATTAACGCTGTCCTACCAGCGCGTACGCAGTTTACTAAATAAACAACAATTATACAACAAATATTTTAAGATGTATGAAACGCGAACTTTGGATAGATTAATCAAATTAAACTAATCAGGTATTTTGTTAATCACTTAAAGTTAAATTTGTAATAAATTGTAATAATTTTCATTCTATCGACGGAAAACAGAGGAACTATATTCCGTTTTATGGTGTTTTTGACCCGATACACCAAGGCTGCCCAGCGATGCTCCGCGTAGTCTGTCTCAGAATTTTTCTCTGTTGTTTGTAAACGCTATTAAGTGTTACATTCTGTTGCACAATGAACATGGATATCTTCTCCTCGAAAGACACTGCTGCCTTAGATGAAGCAGTTGAGGTCAGTGAACAGATCTCAGAGAAGTTTGTTGTCTTTAGAAATGGACTCATCCCACCCCACCTCAGACTGTACCAACTCCATGCTTACAAGATATATGATAGCTGTAGTGAACGCCAACGTCAGGTCTTAGAACTGAGGCTTAGAAATCAAACATTCAAAGAAATCGGACTCGGATTAGGCGTAGGAGAATCTACAGTCAAAGTTCATTGGTATAGATTACTGAAGAAACTGTCGTCTATTACAGTAGAGGTAGATGAGACTAGATAAAATACCCCACGCTAAAGTCAGAATGTTAGCCTCTTTTGGATGTTCTTTTCAGGAGATTGCAAAGTACTTTGCCTGCGATGAGGCTCAAATCAGAAAGAAATTTCGAGATTCATATGAGCAAGGCAGACAAGATATGAAGTTAAAAATCAGACAAGCACAATTGAAATCTGCATTAGAACATGGATCTCAGGCTCTTTTGATTTGGCTGGGTAAAAACTACTTAAATCAGAGCGACAAAGCAGACACCGAGGCAGTCAACAATTTAGAGACAGTACTAAAAGCATGTGGATTCGAGGAAAACAAAATTGGTAAAACAGATACTAAAAAAGAAGAGCCTGTGGAATTACTGCGGATACAAGCCGACACCCCAGCAACTAGCAGTCCACAACTCGACAAAACGATTCCGAATTAACTGTCAAGGTAGACGTTCAGGAAAATCTTATGGCGCAGCCTATGAGATACTCCCTTGGCTGCTCACACCCAATACAAGAGGGTGGATTGTAGCACCTAGTTATGATTTAGGACAAAAAGTAGCAAGAATTGTTAAAGAAGAGGTAATAAACAATCTTCGACTCCCAGTTGCAAACAAAAAGGAAGTCAATGGAGATTTATATTACTTAAAACTAGCTGGATTAAACAGTGAACTAAGTATTAAGAGTGCTGACTCTCCTGATTCTCTGATTGGGGAAGGATGCGATTATTTAATTATTGATGAGGCAGCCGCAATAAAGAAGAGCATATGGGAACAGTATTTAAGACCAACTTTATCAGACAGAAATGGATGGGTATTAATGATATCCACTCCAAGAGGATTTAATTATTTTGAAAAGCTGTATAGGTATGGTCAAGACCCCATGTACCCTGAATATGACTCTTGGCAACATAGTTCAATTGAATCTCCATATTTTAAGGACAATGTAGAAGAATTAAAAAGGACACTAACGCGTGAGACTCTGCATCAAGAATATTATTCAGAATTTACGTCATTTTCAGGCAAGGTATATCCATTTGACCGCACCACTCAAGTACGAAAACTCAGATACAAGCCGCATTTACCGACATACGTTGGACTGGATTTCGGATTCAGACAGCCAGCAGCAGTCGTATGTCAGTTTGACTATTCAAAGTCACAAGAATTTCCTGACATATATCAAATAGATGAAATCGCGATGGAAGAAAACATGAAAACTGAGGAATTTGCAAGAAGAGTCCGCGCTTTTCCATATAAAGTAAATGGATATTTCGGAGATCCTGCTGGAGGCGGTGTCAACGCTCAATCAGGAATCAGTGATATTATGATATTCAAGCGCAAAGGAATGCATGTGAAATATAGAAGAGATTCAATGACGAGAAATGTAGTCAATGGCGTATCTCATGTAAGAAGGTGGTTTGAAGATGCAAATGGAGATTCTCATTTTTTTGTAGATGCAAAGTGCAAAGGTAGTATTCAGAGTTATAGTAATTATAGATATCCTGAACGAAAGGAGGATCAAAGGGTAAAAGAAGAGCCATTAAAAGATGGACGCTTTGACCACATCTGCGATGCTCTTAGATATTTATGTATCAATTTATTTCCAATTAAATCAAGACAAATACGAGTTGAAACATGGTAATAACGAAAGAATTCAGTAAAGAAATAGTAATGCAGAGTCTATCTGACTCTATTAACACGTTTGAAAACGCTAGGAATAGAGAACGTGAATACGCTCTTGATTTTTTTGAGGGATATACAGAACAATATGTAAGATCATTCTTCGGCACTGAATCACTCAGGCAAGTCCCAATAGTAAATCAGAATTTAACTAGAAGAGTCTGTTCAATACGCTCTATGACATACAAGCGTCCACCTAGAATGATTGGAGATTCATTAGAAGAATATAAAAAGTACATTGATATCGATGGATTAACTGCGGTTAGACGACAATTAGAAAAATTAACATTTTTACTAGGTACAATGGCATTCAGATGTCGCTGGAACGCATTAAAACAGAGAGTTGAGTATGATTTACTTCCATTTTTTGAGCCAATCTTTCTAGAAGGCGAAAACAAGCCAGTTGGCGTGATGTATGCGATTGATAATCATGGAAATGCAAGAACAAAAGATTTAAAATATGCAGTGTGGACAGAAACACGTCCTAACGCTCCGGGAATGCACTTTTTAATTGATTCTAATATGAATAAAATCAGTATGAACGAAGAAGATCGCAATCCTTATGATGTGTTGCCGATTTTATTTGTACACAGAGGACAGCCAGTTCGAGATTGGTTTGTGAGTGGTGCAGAAGATGTAATTAAAGCAGATTTATCCACTTCTGTGGGGATGACAGAATTATCCCTTGCAATACGCTTTGGCGCACTTGGGATAAAGCATATTACTGGAGTAGATGACGCAAGTCGAGTAGATCTTGGAGTCGATAAAATTTTATATCTCCCTGAAGGCAGTAATTTTGGAATTTCGAGTCCTTCAGGCTCACTCACTCAAATCATAGACTCAATCAGATTTCTAGTCGAGGCTACACTGCAAAACAATAATATAAGAGTCAAATTTGCACATGATGCATCAGGAAATGCACCTAGCGCAGTCGCATTGAGTATACAAGAGGCTGAATTGATAGATGAGAGAGTAGCTGTCAGTGAAGACACATGGCGTCCATTTGAAAAAGCTAGATATGCAGTAGATAAAAGAATCATAGAAGTTCAAACTGGTAAAAGACTATCAGATGACTATGGAGTTGATTTCGTTGAGCCTAAATCTATAATGACTATAGATGATGAGATAAAATATTGGGATTGGAGAATCAGAAACAATCTCTCAAGCGTAGACTCTTATTCTGCTCACGTTGATTGGTATATGTATAACAATCCTGATGCTACCAAAGAGCAGATAGAAAAGTTTAAAGAGTCTGTAAAGGAAGATGAAACTCCTCAATCCCCATTGTTGGCGAGATTGAATGCCAGCGAATAATTTTATATCATCTTTTGAAAAATCTCAAGATGAATTTATAGCAGAAGTTGAAAAATTAGAAGAAGATGGACTTAGTGTTGAGGAGATTCTTGCTATTCTTGCTGCTACCAACATGGCAGCTTATTTTTTGGAAGATCTCGGTATGTCCACTGCTATTAACGCCCTTGATATTGATATTCTAAAGATTCTAGATGACTTACCATCTTTTGGTGTCATCACAGAAACACAGCTACAAGCATTTCGCAACATAACTAATAGTTCAGTCCTTTCATATACCAATTCACTAGGAGATGATTTGCGAAATGT